CTTGCCTAACATTCTCTACAAAGACTGCAACCCCATTGGTTGTTGACGCTTTGGACAACGTAAAAGCTACTGTACTTCCATCACCACTAAACAAGTCTTTAGTAACGGATGCAAAATTGCTTGTCGGTTCGTTACCTACATATCCCATATTAAGTTATCTCCATTATACTCAATGTCACACTTACTTTATCTGTTACAGAACAATCTATCTGGATTATATCTGTTGTTTCTAACACGACCTTGTTACCTGCAAGTAATTCAACGCTGCTTCCTACAGGCAATGGAATATCCTTCGCCAAATAAGTTGTTGTGTTGGTTGCCGATCTTCCACCCCCTGATGTATCACTCACCAATTTAACATCTGCTGTAACTTGACTAGTATGCACATTAGCTAATACCAAGCCTAATATAACAGTTGTTGTACTGCTGGGTGTAGTATACAACGCTTCTGGTGTTCCTGCTGATGCTGGCATAACGTCATGTGAAACTACCTTAAATGTATTTGCCATTTGTTTCTCCTTATCCTAAAGCAATTGCCATAGCAACTGCTTCACTTAAAGCTGCTGCTTCAGTAGTTATTGTTCCTGCTACTGTTGGTAGTGTTAATGTAATATCTGCTGTAGATGCTGGTCCTGCAAGTGTTACCTTGTTTGTTCCGTTATCACTGTCTTCGTAAAAGTCGATATACCCTGCACCTGTTGCACCGTTCTTTACAGATATACCTGCATTAGCAATTGGTGTAGCTGTGAGTGTTGCAACACCTGTCACCAATAATGTACCACTTATATCTGCGTCACCATTTACATCAAATAATGTACCTGCATTGACTTGTGTAGTAGCTGCAGTAATATCGAGTGTAGTACCTGCATTAATTTCTAGATGTCCGTTAGATGATGCAATAATATTTTCACCACCTGCGGCATCATGAAATGATAATTTGCTATCTCCTGCTAATACTAATTCATCAGAAGACTCATCCCATAACATGTATTGACCTGATGTTGCTCCAAAGAACTTAACATCGTGTCCTGTGTCATCAACTCCAACTGTTAATGTACCTCGTTGAACAACACCATCTGCTGATGTATCCCATAGCCAATATCTACTTGCTGTATCACCAAAGAATTTAACATCATACCCTGTGTCGTCTACCCCTACATTTACTACACCATCAATATCTAAAGAAGATGCAATTAGTTCAGCAACCTTTAAGTCTTCATAACTAGAACCTAATTTCAGTTCAAATTTAGGACCACTAGTATTATACGAGAAAGTTGCATCATCGCCAGAACCACCTTCAAGGGTAAAACCTGCTCCGTTGATTACAGCAGATGTACTGTTGCCACTGTCTAAGACAATGTTGTGGTCATTTAGGTTTACAGTTGTTGAGTTTACAGTTGTGGTTGTTCCACTAACTGTTAAGTCACCTGTAACTGTAAGATTATCTGCTACAGTAACTTCTGAAGTTGAATGCCCTAATGTAATTGCAATACCAGAAGTTTCAGTAGCAACTTTTAAAGCACCAGTAGCATTAGTTATGTAGGAATTAGAACCATCATGGTATAAAGTAAAATCTTGACTATCGCCAACCTTAATTGGTGTAGAATCTGTTAAGAGCAAAGAATCTGCTGATTCATCCCATAGTAGATATGAACCTGCTGTAGCACCGAAAAACTTAACATCATGTCCTGTATCGTCAACTCCTACAGTAAGAGTACCAACCATTGTTGAGTTACCAGTAACGTCAAAGCTACCTGTAACATCTAATTGGTCAGCACTTTCATCCCATTCCATGTACTTTCCAGAAGTAGCACCAAAGAATTTTACGTCATGTCCTGTGTCATCAACACCGACTGTTAATGTACCTCTTTGAACTACACCATCTGCTGATGTATCCCACAACCAATATCGACTTGCTGTATCTCCGAAAAGTTTAACATCGTAACCTGTATCATCAACTCCAACAGTAAGAGAACCTGCAACAGTTAAAGCACCACTGGCTACTGTTATTAAATCTGTATCATCTGTATGCCCTATGGTTGTTCCATTAATGAGGACATCATCAATATCTAAAGAGCCACCAGAAATTAATCCTGTGGTTGTTATTGTAGATGAACCTGTATCAATAGTTCCAAAACCACTTGTTATTGAACCACTATTTAATGCACCTACTGTTGTTGCAGCAGTTGTAACAAGATTGGGCATTGCAGTTATTTCATCGTCAAAGTATGCAGCTAAATCTGTAACTGCAACCTGTTTCATTGTGCCATCATCGTTAAACACAACTCTATCAGCATCTGCTACTGTAGTTGAACTGGCAGTTGTATCGCCATCTATTATGTTCAATTCAGTAGTTGTTACTGTCGCACCGTCAAGTATTTCTAGTTCTGCTTCAGAAATACCTGCTGAACCTATTGTTACTGTTCCTGAAAAAGTTACATTAGCACCACTGAATGTCATTGCAGTTGTCGGTGTTGAACCTGACTTAATTACAAGTTCGCCACCACTATTTGTAAATGACCCATAGGTAGCACTACCATTTTTAAGGGTAATATCATCCCCATCTGCATCGAGGATTATATCCCCTGCAGCATCTAATGTAATACCACCTGAACTGGCGAGTTTAATTGCATCTGCATTAGTGCCATCAGACACAAGATCCAAATCACCATCAGCGTTACTATAAATATATGTACCAGTGTCTTGAAAGTATAGCTTCTCAGTGCTATTAATAAGAACGTCATCAGAGAATTTAAAGTAATCCTCATCCTCCATCCAGTATAATACACCATCATTACTCTCACCATCAAAAGTTACTGTAATATCTGTACCAGAAGTTCCTGCACCAAAGGTTAAAGTATTGCCCAATAACTTTGTTACAGGTCCACCTTCATTAGCCGTACCATCGTGAGTATGTCCACTACTTGCTTGAAATGCAGCTAGTAACTGGTCAAATTCATCATTGGTATGTGCCGCTGTAATTGTATCGCCATCAGTATACGATGACTGTCGTGTGTACGTTGCTCCCATCTATCTTCTAGCCCCTACCTGATATTCTAGACCAAATCCTTTCAGTGAATATGGTGCTGTTGTTGCACTGTCGTTTATTCTTAATGCGACAGCAAATCCTGATCCTTCTACTGGTTGCCTTACAAGTGGTTGTGAAGTACCCCCATAAGTACCGGGAGTGGATGAAGTTGCACCATAACTGGTTGTTCCATATATTGCAACGACATCAGTAGAAGTTAATGAGTAAGCTGCAGGTCTTGCAGAATTTTTATCCTCATAATCGTATCGTACAAACATATCAGCATATATCGCTGATTCTGGTTTGTAGTTAATAAGTACCCTTTGCATATGCTTCCGTATGCCCGGATCACCAAAAGTTAGATCTGGACTTCTATATCTTCCAGAAATCTTTGTTCCGTTAAAATCATTTCCCTGTTCTTGCCTATAGATGTACCCATCATAACCACCGTGCAGGACAAGAACCTTACCTGCTTCTACAAAAGTATCTGTTGATGCAGGTTTAATCCCTTTTAACTCTGCAAATTCAAAGGCTGCTCCTTGAGCAGTTCCCTTCATAACACAGATAACACCTGCTGTACTTGCTTCACTTGTTCCATCTTTAGGAAAAAATATCCTGTATTGTGTTTTATCAGGTATAACAATTGATTCAAATAGGGCTGAATCGTTTATAACTCCGTCAAATACGGACTGTATGTTTGCACTTATTGTTCCAAGTTCAACGTCACCAATTCTTGCAGTACCTGCAACTGTACGCAACCCATCTGGTCCAAGAAAGATTAAGTCACCTGCAAATTCCTGTATTGTATCTCCGTTGACACATCCTATATTTCTCGTTACAGGAACAATAGCAAAATCTGCTAAAGCACTTCCTGTCAATTTAAAAATTCTATTCTCACAAAATATGAACAGACTATCACGGAATGTCTTTAATCCAACGATTGTATCGTCAACTTTAACGCTTCCTGCACCACTTCCTGAACTAAACGCATCTTCGTCAAAAGGTTGACTAAATACTACTTCCTGTGGTGTGCTTGACATTCCTGCATAGAACATATGTTCTCTGAATGATGCCACGTATTTAGCACCTTCAACACTTGATTCTGTAATATCTGTAGCTGTAAAAGATGTGTTGAAAACTGTAGGATCATTTGCCCCATCAACAACAAGTATCTTGTCGTTACCATCGTAATTGAATCGTTCAAAATTATACTTACTTGCACTTGTTCTTCCAGTATCCCTGACTGTCCAACTTTCAGATACTACGTCATCAATTGCATGATCTGCTGCAGATGTAGAACTAGTTGCTCGTGTTACACCTGTAAGTGTTGTAGCTGTTTTTCCTGTGTATGTAAATATTTCTGAACTAATCTGTATTGTTCCACTTGAACTAAATCCACTAGTGCTATCCACAGTTATAGTACCTGAACCTGTCATTCCTGATCCTGAAGCTATAGCTACTGCTAATTCAGTTGAAGCAGATGTCCAAATCTTTTCCCCTCTGGCAGCTACAATGTTATTGTTAAAAAAGGCTGTCATTAATACTTTTTCTGTGCTAGCAGATGTTTCAGGAACTATATGGTTTACGTGTTTTCCAAATCCATTTATCCTTCTGTAACCCCCCTCAATATCAGGTTCAAAGTTCAATAACTCTAATGCCTGTCCGGGCTGCATAATAAAGGTTGATCTACTTTTAACAAGTCCACCTTCACATGTAAAGGCAAAAGGCTGTGTTTGAGAAAGATCAGGCACTTATACTGCCCTCATATAGTTTTTTCGGTTAATCAATTCAACTCTCATTCGTTTTACACCATCCTGATATTCTTGGTTGGCAAATTGGGCATTTTGTAAATCAGATCGCAACATAAAAGCATAGTATCTTGCTCTGGCTATTATTACAGGTTCAAACCGTGTTGGAATTATAGACGTATCATCGTGTGAGGATAAATCTGTATGAGTAGTGTAGTAGTCAAACTTAATACTTAAATTATCGCTATCAGGTATAGGACTAAAACCTACTTCATCATTATACGTGGTGAATACGTAGTCTGGTTCACCAACTTTATCTACATCAGTTGCAGTATCTCTTTCTCTGTACCTATCATTCCAATCTTCGTAGGTAAGAAATGATAATTTCTGAGGATTAATGTCGGCTTGAGTTACAGTAACTAATCCAACGTATGCATCACTACCTGATGCTTCTGCAAATGTAATGTAATGAGTTACTGCAGTAGCAGTAAACGAAAATGTTGTATAGGATGAATCATTAGCATTGCTAAGTGTTATAGTTTGGGATTTAGTTTGCGACCCACCTGATGAAGTACCAATAGTAACTGTAGTTGTTGCTCCTGTGAGTTTTACAACTACATCGTATCCTTTTCCTACAATCAAATCAGACATAGCCTGAGTAGCTGATGCACTGGTGAGTTTCATTGTGTTGCCAAACTTAGAACTGGCTGCAGGAGTACCTGATACAGTTGTCCAGCCTGTTACGCTTGCAGATCCACTAACTTCAAAATCACCGTTAGTCACATAGTCTTTAGGTTGAAGGAATACTGTATCGTAATCAAGATATTTTAAAGTTGACGATACTGTAGCATAGTCGTATAACTGTTTACCTGATACAAGATCTAATACACCCCCTGCTCTAGTAAAGGGCCAGTTAAGTTCTGCGTTAATTACGTCTGTAATGGCTCGATTGATAAAGTCTTTTGCAGAAGTTTGAATACCTCTAGAACTACTGAAGGTAGAACTGGTTAATTCTACTTCATTTAAGTCTCTTAAAACGTTATTTATTAACGTTAGATA